AACTTCTTCGTTAAAAATATTGGTGAAAAAATAGAAAATGATAATGAAAATTATAAACAAATATTTGCTAATTCTTGGATATACAATACAAGTTCAAGATTTCAGATTGATATACCAACATTTGGTAGTTCAACATTTGTTTTAAATACACCTATTGATAAATCATCTTTGAAAGTTGGTGATAGATTTGATATATTAAAAAGAAATGAACAAGTAATCGCTGGTAGTGGTGTTGTTGGTAGTATTGATGTTGTTCAAAACCAAATTACAGCATCACAAATCGCAGGGTTTAATCAAGATGCGAATCAATTATATGATATTCGTAGAAAAATTGAAAAGGCTTCAAGTTCGGGTGTATCCATTGCTCAAGGAAATGATAATATTATCGCTGATACGTTAAGTGTATATACTGATGGAAATATTGATGGGTATGTCGCATCTAATTCACTGCCCAGTTATGATATTACAACTGATATAATTGAAGAAACTCTTGTAGGAGGTACTGCTGCTGGATTAGATGCATTTAATCCTTTAAATGATAGATATAGTTTTATTAACTTTAATATTGGAAGAAATATAAAATTTATTCAAGGTGATGCTGTTGTATATCAACCAGAGGGTGATGGATTAATTGGATTAGACACAGGTAGAACATATTTTGTAGATCCTGTCTTACCTCAACCAGGTCAAGATATAACAAAGATTAGAATATTTAATTCATTAGCACAAATAGGTTCTGCAAGCACAGTTCAGATTGGTCCTACTACTTCCACCACCGATGTTCATAGATTTGTTCTTCAAAAGCATGCAAGTAGAATATTAGATGCTGATAAGATATTAAGGAAAATTCCATTAAATCAAAACTTATTTGTTAGTTCAAATCAAGATATACCTACAAATGATATTGGTATATTAATTAATGGTGTTCAAATTCGTTCACCTATTTCAGATAATCAAATATATTACGGTCCATTAGAGTCTGTTGATTTATTAAATGGTGGTGATGATTATGATGTAGTAAATCCACCAATAGTTGGTATAGAAACAAGTAGTGGAGTTGGTGCAGCTGTTGAACCAATAATACAAGGTTCAGTTAAAGAGGTCTTTGTCGATCCCCAATTATTTGATATTGATCAAGTAACTAGTATTTCTTTAACTGGCGGTAATGGAAATGGATGTGTATTACAACCAATTCTAGGACAAAGAAATAGAGAACTTGAATTTGATAGTAGGGATGTTTTCTTTAATGGTGGTGTTGATATTGTTAATGAAACAATTACATTTAAAACAGTACATAATTTAGATGATGGACAGTTAGTTTATTATAGTTCTAATAATAATTCCCCTATTGGTATTGGTACAGCGTTCGATCCTGAAAATAAAGTTAGTGCTACATTATCTGATGGTGCACCATATTTTGTTAGGTCTGTTAATCCATCTACAATCAGACTTTTCAATTTAAAGACAGATGCTTTATTTGGAACTGCTGGTATAAACACCGTTGGATTGTCAACAGACACTGCAGCAAGTGGTATTCATAAGTTTAAAACGGAAAATAGAAATACTTTAGTTGCAGTTAAAGTATTAGAGCAAGGTTCTGGATATACACATCGTAAATTAAGAGTTAAACCAACTGGTATATCAACATCTTTGAATGTTGTTACATTTAAAAATCATGGTTTCAATAGTGGTGAGATAATAGAATATTCTGCAGAAACAACTCCAATACAAGGATTAAGCACAACTTCATCTTATTACATTCATAAATTAACTGATGATACTTTCCAATTAGCAGATGCTGGTATAGGTGGAACATCATTGGTTGATTTTAATAGAGGTAAATATGTTAATTTTAAATCTTCAGGTGAAGGATTCCAGATATTCAATTTCCCTAAAATTAAAGTTAACGTAGATGTTTCTTTCGGTTCAACAATTACAGGTGATATAACTATAACTCCAATTGTAACAGGTAAAATAATTGGCGGTTATCTATATGAGGAAGGAACAAATTACGGTTCCACAACACTTGATAAGGAAGTTATACCTAAAGTAACTATTGAAAATGGTAGATTTGCAGAATTTAAACCAATAATTGTAAATGGTAGAATAACTGATGTAGCAGTAGTTAACAGAGGTAGAGAATATAATTCAAGTCCCGAAATTAGAATTACTTCGACAGGAACTGGAGCAGGTGCTGTTGTAAGACCAGTCATTGAAAATGGACAAGTTATCGATGCTATAGTAACAAATCCAGGCATTGGATATAGTAGCGTATCAACAGAAGTTAGAGCATTTTCAAGAGGTTCTAGCGGTTCTTTTGTTGCAAGAGTAAGGAGTTTAACATTAAATAACACTCATAGATTTGGAGATTCATTCTTATCAACCAAAGAAGATACGTTAAGGTTTAGTATTTTAGGTTATTCTCAAGACATTGCAAATAATTTTGAAAGCACATTTAGTGTTAATTCAAATGGTGAGTTTAATAAAATAACAGGACACTCTCCAATTGTGGGATGGGCATATGATGGTAATCCAATATACGGACCTTTTGGATATTCAGATCCATCTAATATAAACTCTAATTTAAAAATTATAACACCATCTTATGTAACCGATATTAATAGAGTTACAAATCGTCCACCAGGATACTCAGCAGGATTCTTTGTAGAAGATCATGTATACAATGGGGAAGGAGATTTAGATATTCATAATGGAAGATTTGGAAAAACACCTGAATTTCCTAATGGTGTTTATGCATATTTTGCTACTGTTGGTTTGGGAACTGGAACAAACAAATTAGAGGGACAATATCCATATTTTATCGGTAATACTTATCGCTCACCATTTATTGCAGAGAATCAATTACTAGATCAAGATTTTGATTTTAATAATTCAGGATTAAGAAGAAATACATTACCTTATAATGTAGATGAAAAATTTGCTGGAAATGATTTTGTAATTGAATCATATGAAAAAATTAGACAAGTTTCTAAAATCGAAGCAGTCACGAAGGGTGGAGTTGATGGATTCACAATATTAAATGGAGGTACAGGATATAAGGTCGGAGATACTACAGATTTCGATGATGAAGGCACAAACGGTTCAGGATTCCGTGCAGAAGTTGATGAAATTGTTGGAATTGGAATTTCACAAATTGATACTACAATTAACTCTTTTGAAAACGCTGTATTTACTTGGAATAATTACAGTCAAGTTACAGCACAATTTTTACCTTTTATTGAATTAAATGATAAAACATCAGTATCAATATCAGGTTTAAGCACGTCTATCAAAAATTTAACTGACTCATTTACTGTGGGTGTTTCGACTTATAGAGTTGGACTTGCAAAAACAATGACAGTAGGTGCTATAAATGGATTAATACAAGACATATATGTAACTGAAATTCCAAATACTATTGCTATTGGTGGTTCATTAAGAGTTGGTTCAGGAAATACATCAGATGTAGAGACTCTAAGAGTATTAAATGTCTATAACTTGAGAAAAGTAATTAGAGTTCAAAGATATACTGGTATTGCTCATACTTTAGGTTCAAATGTTGATATTTTAAATAATACTATTACTATACCTGTAGAAACAACTAAGTTTGAATCAGAACCAAATGATATTATTTACTTCAATGGACCACAATCAGTGGGTGTTGGAACCACAAGTGGTGGTGCTATAGAGGTTGAAAGAGTAATTGGAGATATCAAAGAAAACATATCAATCCCAACTAGAACAATACATTTACCTAATCATCCATTTAAAACAGGTCAAAAGGTAACTTTAAATAAAAGAAATGGTGCAAATCGGTTTGATGTAGGAAGAACTCCTTTAGTCACTGAGTTCAAAGTTCCTCATTTAGGGCAAAACTCACTTGATGTATACGTTATTAATAAAGGAAGAGATAATATAGGTATTGTAACAACAAAAGTTGGTATTGGAAGCACAAGTGAAGGACTGTATTTCTATAGTAATGGTTCAAATTCAGGCATTTCATCAGGATTATATTTCTTCCAATCAAATAAAGATCAAGTAATTGGCACTATTGATAAAGTAACCACAACAGTTTCAACTAATGTTTCTGCAGCAAATACAACTACTCACAACCTAATTGAAGGTGATATAATAAGAATGAATGTGGTTCCCAGTTTAAATGTTGGAAAAGGAACTACGACTCCAGTATCTGTAAACTATAATTCTGAATTTGAAAAATTAATAATAGATCCATTATTGTTTAATGCCTCTGATGTTGAAACAAATCAAATTGATATAGTTGACCACGGATTCCAAAATGGAGATAAAGTATTTTATGATGGAGGTGCAACTGGATTAAGCACAGGAACATACTTTATAAACAGAGTAAGTAGTAGAAGATTTCAACTTTCTGAAACAATTCAAGATAATAGAGCAAATCCAGTAAGAATTGTAAGCATTACAGCAAATACTGGTGGTGATAATCAATCAATAGGATTAATAAATCCAAGAATTGATGTTGTAAAAAATTCAAAATTAAACTTTGGTTTAACAAGTAGCACATTATTAAATTTTGATTTTAAATTATTCTATGATAGAAATCTTACTAATGAGTACTTAAGTTCACAAGATTCAAGTTCTTTTAATGTTGGTATTGGGGGCACGATTGGTATCGCTACTAATAACACTGACCCAATCGGTGCGGGTCTTACTGTTCAGTATTCAGTATCTACACCAGGTAGATTATATTATGGATTAACAAAAGGTGGATTTATAAGCACTGCGGATACTGAAGTTGCTAATTATTCTGAAATAAGATTTGTTGATAGTAAGTACAATGGTGAGTATAGGATATTCAATGTTACTAATGATACTTTTGACTTTTCACCCGTAGTACCTGAATTTTTAAGTTATACAAGCAGTGATTGTGAAACACTAGAATATTCTACTAAATCAACTGCAGTTCATGGTGAGATAAAAGATTTAAAAATAATTTCACCAGGTTTTAATTACAAAAAACTACCTCAATTTAAAAAGATTAATAGTGTAAGTGGAACAGATGCAAATATTATTGCTTCTTCAAGAAATATTGGAAGAATTAAAAAAATAAGAATTGTTGATTTTGGTTATGAATATTCCTCTGATAAAACTTTAAGTCCAGAGGCATTTATATCACCAGTTGTTAATATTGATAATCTTGACATTATTGACTCAGTTAATATTGTAAGTGGTGGTGCTGATTACATGAGCACACCTAATTTAATTGTGTTTAACCCTATTTCAAACACAGTTGTAGATAGACTTTCATTACAAGCATTTACACCAAACCAAACAATATCCAAAGTTGATGTTTTATCACCTGTAACTGGATTAGATTCAGTTGTACATAAGATAATTTCTATCAATAACTCAAATGGAGTTGGAATTAATTCATTACAAATTAGTAATTCTGGTGTTGTTACTTGTTTCTTAGAAACTCCCATCAACGGATTTGATGAACAACCATTTGCAACAGGAGATCAAATATATGTTGAAGGTATACAAAGAGTTGGTGAAGTAAGTATTGGTTCTACACAAGGTGGAATATCAACCAACACAACAGTTGAGGGCACTGGATATAACTCTGATAATTATAACTATCAGTTCTTTAATGTTGATGAGTATATTATTGGTACACAATGTGTATTAAAATTTAGCACTGCTGGTGTTACAACTAATCCTGGTATTGCAAAAACATTCCAATCTGGATATGCGACTTTAATTAATAAGAAAAAGTATCCAGTAATTGAACCAATTCAATCAAGGGGTGTTTTTGAATTAAAGGAAACATTAATAGTTGGAACTACAATCACTGATTTAAAAGTGATTGAGGTGAGAAATGATTACATCAAAATTGATGGAAAGTATAAACTCAGGAAAGGTGATAGAATTAAAGGTGAATTAAGTAATGTATCAGCAGAGATTACAAGTATTGTAGATAATCAAGCTAAATTTACAACAGATTTCTCTAATAGACAAGAATATGGATGGTTAGATGATATTGGTAAATTAAATGAAGATTATCAAGTTATACCAGATAATGATTATTATCAGAATCTATCTTACACTATTAAAAGTTCTGTTGAGTGGGATAAATTTGTTAACCCAGTTAATCGTTTGGTTCATCCATCTGGATTAAAGAATTTTGCTGATACTGCATTAGATACTAACCTTGAGGTTGGAGTTGGTAAGGTTCGTGAATCAAATCAAACTGTTGTATTGGATGTTGGTAATGTTCTCGAACTTAATGATAAGCAGAGAGTTGATGCAATAAACAACTTTGACTTTGCAAGAGACTACGATACAAGAGTTAATGGGTCTAAGTTTTTAACATTCCAAAATAGAACATTAACTGATTTTACAAGATGTAAAACAAATAGAGTTTTATTACATGATGATATAAGTAGTGATTTTTCCAGTGATGGATTTGAGAGTACAAATACAATAATAGAACCACTTGTAGAAGATTTTGGGCATTATTTGGTTCAGATTATAGATCCAGATACTTTTGATATACAGTTCTCAGAAATAGTTACATTAACAACTGAGAATGATGCCTTTTTACTTGAAAAAACAACCGATTTTACAACAGTTAAATTAGGTGATTTTAATACTGAAATATTACAAACTGGAACTAAAAATCTTGTTTTTGAACCAACAGAAAAATTCATCAAAGACCACGATATTAAACTATTAAAAATTGATTTTAGTACTGATTTAACAGGTATTGGAACTAATGGAATTGGTCATGTTGATTTAACTGGTGTAAACACTGGTGTTGGTTCAACTACTGTTGGATTTACAACTTCATCAATTATTGAAGTTCCTACATATGATTTTAACTCTCTCTATGCAACTATATTTGTTCAAGATAGTTTTACAAAAGAAATTAATTATAATGAAGTTATTGTTGATTTTGATGGAACGGATACAACAATTTCTCAAACATATGTTGATACTCAATCAGGATTGAGTCAGTCTGCAGTCGGTATCATTACTGCAAGAGTGGAAAATAATTTAGTTAAATTACAAATTGAAAATGATAGAGTTAGAACACTTGATGTAAGGGCAAATATTGTAGGACTAGGTTCAACTGCATCTGGTATTGGAACTTATCGTTTCTCAGTTGCTGGACAACCTGCAGGTGCTGAAAGAAGTGCTAGGTTAGAATCAGGATATGTTACAACAACATCAAATCCAGTAACTTATACAACATTAAACAAATTAATTGATAGCACTGCCAAATCATTGGTAAGAGTTTCTTGTGGTGAAACATCAGCAGTTCATCAAATTATATCAATTCGTGATGTTGATGATATTTTAACTGTCCAATATCCATTTGTCTCTGTAGGTTCAACAACAGGTATTGGAACATTTGGTGGGGAAATTAGTGGTAATGATATAAATCTAAAATTCTACCCTGATGCTGAATTTGAATCTCTAATTGAAGTTCAATCATATAATCAAATATTATACACTGCTAGTGATTTTGAGAATATACCTCCTGACTTAGTTTATGGAACTGTTGCTCAAAGAGTTTTCTTAACAACTTATGATGGTGCTGCTGGATTAAGAGCAAACAAAAAAGATTTTGTTCTAAAGCATAACGATGTACCTATTTACTCCAAAACATTCAATCCAGTTGGAACAATTAGCACAACTACAAGTGTAATCAACATTAATAGTCATTTCTTTAATACAAACGAAGAATTAACTTATAAACCTGATTCAACATTTATTGGTATAGCAGGAACAGCAATTTCCATTGGTTCAACAGCGAATATCGCTGGAGTGGTTACAACATTATTACCAGACACAGTTTATGCTAAAGTTCTTGATGAGAATAGATTTGAGTTATATACAAGACCCGAATATGTTACATCAGGTAACGCTGTAACGTTTACAGGTATTGGAGCAGGTAACGCTCATAAACTTATTATGAGAAAACCATTGACTAAAACAATGATTGGTCTAGATGGTGTTGTTCAGCAACCAGTAACATTCACTTCAATTACACATAATTTAGGTGTTTTTGATGGATTTACTTATAATAATGGTGTTGGTATTGGATTATCTCAATTTGTACTAAGTGGAATTGGTTCTATTACTCCAAGAGATTTTCTTAAAATTGATGATGAATATGTAAAAGTTACAGAAGTAGGATTTTCAAGCACACCTACTGGTGTTATTAATGATTCAACTGATGTGGCACTGGGTATTGCGACTCTACCAGTTGTAAAAGTTGATAGAGGTCAATTAGGTATAGCAGCAACTTCACACGCAGTAAACTCCCTTATGAGGGTACACAGAGGTGCGTTTAATATAGTTGAAAGTAAAGTATTCTTCTCTGATCCACCAAAAGGAAATAATAGATCAAGAAGAGATGAAACTAACTTACCTTTCGTAAAAGCAAACTTTAGTGGAAGAACATTTTTAAGAAGTAATTATACAACAAATATGTTGTTTGATGATATATCTGATAACTTTACTGGTATTGGTAAAACATATTCATTAACTGTAGGTGGTGCAAATACCTCCTCTGGTATTGGAGTTGGAAATGGCGTTCTATTCATTAATGGCGTATTTCAGACCCCTAAAACTATTAATAACACTGGAAGTAATTATGAATTTATATCAGATACAACTG